CTATCAGATACCGTGATAGCGTTCGAAAGGAATCAACAAGGCAGTGACCCTAACGTTGTACGTATTCGCATCTTGAAGTGTCGCTTCACTGGGGTAACCGGTGTGGCTGGTATGCTCAAGTTCAATACTGAAACGGGCTGGCTTGAAGACTTAGGGGACAACTATACGGCTGGCGAAGATTCCTTCTCTGGCGATAATGAAGATGACGAATTCTAAAGGAGTAACATTATGAAAACTGGTCTCGTACTTATTGCAATCTGGATTGTGGCTATCATTGGTTGGGTTATCAATCTGGTCAACGTGGTTAAACTGGCTATCGACAACGTGGAATTCACTACGTTATTCATCGTACAGGTTGTTGGTATATTCTTTGGCCCACTGGGTTCAATCCTCGGTTGGTTCAGTATCTTTTAAGGAGTAACTTTATGAGTACCGCTAAAAGTAGTATCCAACGCGTCATACGCATGGCAATCCTGAACTGTGCGGATAAGCCAAACATGTACAATAACATTGCGCAGAACCTTATGTGTTCTCGTGATACCGCCAAGACTATATTCTTCTCGTTCAACTATACTGCGTCTGAGGAATACCTTCAAGCCCACTTAGATAAATGTGAGGTGTATCGTAAGCGTTACCATGATGACCGTTTGGACGGTTTCTAATTAACGCCAACTATAGGACACCCTAGTCCAATCCCTATCAATCTAACACAAGGAGTAACATTATGACTTTCATCTCTAAGGCACTGCGTTTCGTAATCAAAGCGGCTATCTCTGGTCTGGCTAAAGATGCTGCAAAGGCTCACGCTAAGATGTCCAAGCTGGCTAAGGCTCGTCAGAAACAAATCAAATGTGCTAACCATCAGATTAACAAGGCTCAGGACCACGTTAAGACTCTGGAAAGCCAATTAGATGCTGATGTTGCTATCATCGATTGTAAGCGCGGTGAGTGCGCAGACAAGGCTGTAAAGGCTCAGAACTTGGTAGTTAAACTGCGTTCACTGGACGTGTAAAACTCAAGGTCATTCCTAAGGGAGTGGCCTTTATGATTTACATTCAAACTAACTCAAGGAGGTTCATTATGTCCGAACAAAAACGCCCTGCTAAGAAACTGTACACTACCGCTGTTGGTGTTGTTGGCTCTTATCCGTATTTGCAGAAACCAGACCAAGGCAATGAGAAGTTCCCTAAGCCTCGTGGTGAGTGGTCTTGTAAGCTGGCAATCCCTAACGACAAAGCACAGAAAATTGTGGACTTAATCGTTAAGGCTTCTGAGGCAAACTACAAGCAGTACCTTGAGGTTTCATTCCCTAAGGCTCTTGAAGATGCTAAGAAAGCCGGTAAGCGCCCACCTTCTAAGATTGCAGAACGCGATTATCCGTTCTATGAGCAGGATGGCGAGACTATATTCACCTTTAAAGGTCATGCAAGCTACTTAGACCAGAAGACCAACGAGAGCAAAGAACTGACTCTGCGTGTCTATGACTCTGCCGGTAAGCGCATCGAAAAGGTTCCAGCTATCAACCGTGGTTCAGAAGGTCGTGTTGAGTTCTCTCTGGTTACTTACCAGTCTGCTGTTGCCGGTGCTGGTGTTAAGCTGCAATTGTCTAAGTTCCAACTGTTGAAGCTGGTAGAATACAGCGCAGGCGGTAACGACAACTTCGGTTCTGACTTCGATGATGAATACGAAGGTGAGGGCTTTATTGCCCCTGCTGCTGATGAGTTCAGCGGTAGTGATGACTACGATTCCAACGTTCCTGCTGGTGACGAGTCTGATTACAAACATAACGTTGAATTCTAATGGCTACCCGTAACGTCTACGCAAGACGTCATGTGGCTGCAGCTTATCGCTCAGGTCTGGAAGAGAAGGTTTCGATTCAGTTAGTCAAAGCCTCTATCCAAGCAGACTATGAGCAATTCAAGATTGCATACACTAAGCCTGAATCACAGCACACATATTGCCCTGACTTCATCTTGCCTAATGGTCTCATCATTGAGACTAAAGGGCTGTTCGATACGGATGACAGGAAGAAGCATTTGTTGCTGCAAGCCCAGTACCCTATGCTGGATATCCGCTTTGTGTTCTCACGGTCTGCCTCGAAGTTATACAAGGGGGCCAAAAGCACATATGCGGACTGGTGCACCAAGTATGGCTTCAAGTTTGCCGACAAGTTAATCCCTGAGGATTGGCTCAAAGAGAAACGCATTGCTATCCCTAATGGGGTTTTAATCTCTAAGACCAAGAAGGAGGCATAACATGTCAGTTAAATTTAAAGTTCGTACAGGTACTACTCACATCTTTGTTCACTGTGCGGCTACCAAGCCAAGCATGGATATCGGTGTTCGTGAAATCCGTTTGTGGCATAAGCGCGACAACGGCTGGTTGGACATTGGCTATCACTTTGTGATTCGCCGTGATGGTACAATCGAAAACGGTCGCCCTCAAGATGTTGTTGGTGCGCACGCTAAGAACTACAATAGTAACTCTGTGTCGGTTTGTCTGGTAGGCGGTATCAATGATGCTGGTAAACCTGAATCAAACTACACCGAAGCGCAGTGGGCTTCACTGGATGAAGTAGTCTCTAACATGAGCTACGAGTATCCTAATGCTGTGGTACTAGGCCATCGTGACGTTGATTCAGGTAAGGCTTGCCCTTGCTTCGACGTTAAAGCTTGGTGGGCTAAACTGAATGCTTAAGCCATCTGATTGGTGTCGCAAACAGTATGACCTAGCATGTGAAGAAGACCGCTTAGAGGATGCTCACAACTACGGTGAGATGTTCCTTATGTGGTCTAAGCGTGGTATGTAAGTGGTAAACTCAAGGTCATCTTTATGGTGGCCTTTATGATTAACATTTATCTATACTTCATCTCTAAAGGAGAAACATTATGAGTAACAATATCAAAGTATCATTCCCATTTAATGGCACAGGGCTATCTAAACTAGTCTCTGTACTACAGGAAAACTTTGGGATTGACGGTGTGACTATCTCTAACCACATTTCGAGTAAGGCCGCTATGAAAGCACCTTCTGTAACAGACTGTATTGACCTGATTAACGTGCCGAGTCCTCGCCCTTCTGCGTGCTTCCACTGTGCTAACGAAACATCCAAGGATTGTCATGGCTGCGTGTTCAACTCTAATAACACTCAGTTCGATGAAACTAAGGAAGACCCTAAGGATTGGTATGCTAACATCCGTCGTGTTGAGGACTGGGAGGCTGTCGGTCGCACAGGTGCCACATGGTCTACTGCACCTTATGTCTGGCTACGTGAGATTCACAACGCTACCCCTGAGATGATTCTTAATGGTTTCTTCAATGGTCGTATGATGGTATTTCAAAAGCACGCTGATGCCTCCAAGTCTGTCTTGAAGTGTATCCGTACTGGTAACACATGTATCATTAAGCGCATGTTCCAGAAACGTGTACGTGTCCTGCGTACTTCAATACCTAAGGATGCCAAGCTATGATAGAGAACCCCTCATTGGAGCTATGGGTTTCAGACATTGAGACCGATGGACTCTTGGACAACGTTACGAAGTTCCACTGTGCGTGGCTTGGTAACTACTTCACTGGTGAGCGCAAGGGTTATCGCCCTGACGAGTTCAAGCAATACGTTGCAGACCTTGAAGCTATCGCTGCACGTGGTGGTATCATAGCGTTCCATAATGGGATTGCCTACGATATCCCTGTGATACGCAAGCTTAAGAAGCAATACTTTGGGAAGAACTTAAACTTACCTCAGAAATGTATTCTTGATACCTTGGTAATGTCTCGCCTTATCTATTCTAACATCCGTGATATCGATGGTGGTCTTATCCGTACCGGTCGTCTTCAAGGTAAGTTCTTCGGCTCTCACTCGTTGAAAGCTTGGGGTTACCGCTTAGGCGAATACAAAGGGGACTACGGTGATGATGCGCCAGAAGGTGCGAACATTTGGGAGTTCTTCAATGAAGACATGTACGACTACTGTGAGCAAGATATCGTTGTTACTCACAAACTGGTTGACAAGCTACTGGCGAATAACTGGTACTGTGCTGGTGGTCTTAGTGATATGCATGAGGCTGTACGATTGGAGCATGACGCTGCTTGGCTGATGGCTAAACAGGAACGTAATGGTTTCCCATTCGATACGAAGTCTGCTGAACGTCTCTATGCTGTCACTGCTGCTCGTCGTGAGGATATCCGTCAGGAACTTCTCAAAACGTTTGGCTCGTGGTATGAACCTAAAGGGGGCAAGACCCTCTTCAAGCATCCACGTACTGGCAAGGACTTAGTGAACTACCCTCGTGTTACTTACCCTAAAGCTGGGGCCATGTACACAGGTGCTGGCAAACTGGCTAAGACTCTGTACTTCAAGGATGCTCCGTTTACCCCAGTGAAATACGTTGAGTTTAACCCTTCGTCCAGACCTCACATCATCAAGGTGTTGAAGGACTGTGGATGGGAACCTACGGAGTTCACTGATGCTGGTACGCCTACGGTTGACGATGATACCTTAGGGTTAATCATTGAGCACAAGGCAATCCCTGAGCACTTGATACCTAAGCTGGCCCTCATTCGTGAGTTCCTCGTGGTCTCTAAGCTTATCGGTCAGTTGGCTGAGGGTAAAGGCGCTTGGTTACGTCACGATAGAGGTGGTTACATTCATGGCAGTGTGAACCCTAATGGGGCTGTTACTGGACGTGCTACCCATAGTCATCCTAACATGGGCCAGATTCCATCTATCCGCAAGTACATGGGTAAGGAATGCCGAGCGTTGTTCGGTGCTGGTCATCATAAGGATATCACTACGGGTGAACCTTGGATTCAAGTTGGTGTCGATGCCTCAGGCTT